CCCCACTGTTGCACTGCCCCCGTTGCCCGAGTCAGACGAATTAGCGGCTATATTGGTGTAATTAGCGTCAGTTATAGTGTCCGTGCTAAAACTCTTAGCCAGTATTGTGTACGTGTTATCACCTTCGATGTTCTCAATTTGGTACTCTTGGTTAAGCATAGTAGCAGTGATATTACCCCCCGAAGAGAACAACGCCGCAGCATCGGTAAAAGTAACAAAATTATTTGCTTTCGCACCATGACCCGCTTCAGTAACAACCAAAGTAAAACAATTTACCGTGGCGTTGTCTAAATGAGAAGCGGCAATTGTCGCAGTAGATGTACCAGCGACAAGATAAGACGCCCCACGAGTACAACTTCTTAGTGTGTGTACGCCTCCAACACTGTCAAAAGACCCGTAGTCTATAACCTCACTGTCAATAAGAATTTTACCTGTAGAGGGAAAACCTGTGGTGTCGTCAATAATTATTGTGGAGATGCTAGCGGTAATAGCGCCGTTTAGCTGATCTGCGGACGCTCCGAATGTAACATCCCCTGCACTCGTAGTCGCTCGTAAAGGAGTGATGTCGTTGTACCCGCCACCATTTTCTATGTAGAACTTTAGGTGCGTACCCACACCGATAAGGTTTTGGCTACCTAAAGTAATCCAGTTCCATAGAGAACGTGCTACACCCAGATAGGTTGCGTCCGATATACGGGTCCAACCACCAATTTTCTCAGGCGTACCCTGTCTAAACCGGATGTTATCACATTCGTACCAACCACCTTCGCTAGTGTAGCGGGTGTTTTCACGGTTGACGCCGGGTTTTAGCAGGAGCTTTTTTAAAGGCATATTACACCATTAGTTCAAAATGTGGGCCATCTATAAACGGGCGGCGGTTCTGCGACCTACGTTCATCAATGTAACTGTTCATAGCATCTTCCATAGACCCGCCACTAAACTGTGCGATGTTGGGCACCGTCCAGCTTGCTCCCCATCTGATAGGCACATCTACGTCACGCGCAGCTTGGGCCATGGCGTCGGCAATGTTATCGTACAGGTTTAGTTCCCAACTGCCCCTAGAACCAATATAGGCCATGAGGTCTACAGCGTGACCTTCAAGATGTTTTGATTTCATCGTTTGAGACGCGCCTTTTTCAACAAGGGCACGTTGTTCTTCAAGGGTTCTCACCCCGCAAATCACGCCAAAGTCTATCTTACTTGTGTGGATGGCCGCTTTAACGACAGTGACTAATCGTTCGTCTACACCCTCAAGTCGGCCAAGACTGCGCGTTGATAGTTTAAAACTCATTTCTTACCTCCAAAAAACTTTGTAGCTGACCTAACGGCAAATGAACTTGCTACGATTACACCCAAGGTATAGCTGTACCAGTCTGGCATAGTAGACAAAGCAGCAAAACCGTCTTCTACAATTTTCCGTCCGCTTTCACCGCAAAATGATAAAATTAAAGGTATACTGAAAAGTCCCACAAGATACTCGTCTTTCCAAGAATTTTGAGTACCTTGGGCCATGATCTTTTCCCAGTCGGCCTCTGACGTGGCTGCGGATAGCATTATCTTTGCTTTCGCATCAGCCTCTGAAACCTTCATCCTAGTTTCAGCGGCCTTAGTTTCTACCTTCGATGACAACCATGTACTAGCAAGCGCCCCTATCGGGCCTAATAAGGCTTGTATCATTTTTCATGTCCCAACCATACAGCGAACGCCCCAGTCATAGCACCAGAAACTACAGAAATCAATGAAGCCTGTTGCGTAGACAAGTCTGGTTGCGTAAGTGCCCACTCAAGACACCTTATGTACATGACAGTCATTACGAGCATCATTAAACGTGGTAGCAGTTTATACTCTAAAACTTGTTTAAAATCCATCAGATAGTCCCTTTAATATGTCTTTCAGGCTTACTTTAGCCTTAGAGTTTGGTTGATAAAGGCATTCAAATTGTCTGGGGCATTCGCGGAAACTAAGCGTGGGGTAGTGATAGCCCAGCGTGCCGTTCTTACCTGAGTATAAGCACACAAGTTCGCCGTCGTTGTCTACATATTTCCATAGGTTGCATGTAACGTACTCTGGGTTGAGCAGGGACGATGCAAGGATGAGCGGGAGAAAATAACTCATGATACAAGTACGATCAGATAAATAGCACCGCCCAGAAACCCAATAATTAGCATGGATAAACCAAGTATAGCCATGTTGTTCTGGATTTGACGCTTGGCCTCGTCTTGTGCAAATGCGGTCTTTTCCCGTTCAGCCCTGATCGCCCGGCGCATGTCCAGCATCTCATCATACGTTCCCCAGCCAAATCTCATGTTTATCATAGCGGCAATCTCTAATTCACGTTCTTTCAAAGTCTTCTGGTGAATTAGTATTTGCAAAGCTTCTTCTTCGATAGACTGACCCTGCGTAGCTCGTTCAAAGAACGTAGGCGCTTTTCTTTGTGCTTGCGCCCTGTTTATATCAGCACATGCACCGTACCAAGACCCTAATTGTTTGGAAATGCCCTCCAGTTCCTGAGCATGTCCGATAACTTTTTTGATGCTGGTATAGGCCGTACTGGCTATGGCAAATGCGCTAACCGGGTCAATCATTGTTCATGCCCCCTAAAAGTTTATTACGGCCACCATAGCGCGTCTGAGGGGCTGTGAACAGCTATCCTATTGTGCTGCCTGCTGGACTTTATTGGCGGCGTCATTGGTCAAGCCTTGAATGATTGAATTTGCCGCAGGAGACAGGCCAATTTCGGCTTGACTTGTGTCTTGGTTCGTAGCCTGTGCTTCTTCGTCAATAGAAGACTGATACCGTATAGTTTCCGTTAAACGCTTTATAAGCTCAATCTCTTCTGGGCTTCCAGAACGTGTCTGTGGTATTTTCATCAAAATATTTCTAACAGGGGCGCTTTCGTATATTCTTGCAAGACCACCTATTCCAGTTGCCGCCACAATGCCGCCAGCAACACCACCAAAAGTGCTAGTCAAAAAACCAGATAAAAGAGGTATTTGCATCATTACGCCAGTAAGGGGGGCAACATTAGCATCTCCTGCCCTTTGCGTCATGGACAAAACTCTTTCTAATCCTTCAACAGCCCTTAGATCATCTCCAGAAAACATTATCCCCGTAGCATTAGATAATTTTTTAAGCTGGTTTTTAAATCGATCTGGGCTTACTGCGCCATCAGCAACATTTTTTGCTCCAGCAAGGTCTCCACCTGATTTTTGTAGCGCCTCATATAGTAACGCAGATCGTGCATTGGCCTTGCCAGCAGGGCCAAGATTTCGATACAGGATGCGAACATCACTTGGCTTAGTGCTAAACAAAAGACTGCGAATGGTTTCTGGCGTCATGTCACCTTTTTTCAAAGCATTTTTAAGCGTGGTATTACTTAATTCACCCGCTATTTCTGCCAGTCTTGTATTTGCAGCTTTCCACTTTGTATAGTCTCGTCTTCGTCCATTGGCTTGAATAAACGCTCCCATATCTTCGTTGATTGGGCCATAAATTTTTTGCAGTGCATCCTCACCCAATTGTTTAATTGATGCCATAGATGGATCACCAAATGCTTGTCCGACTGATTTTCGCAGTTGTTCAATTTGTGGCAATGATTGACCACGGGCTTCTATTTGAACCCGACCATTTGGCATTGTAATTTGCCGCTCGTTTAATAGAGCCTTTCTTAGCTCCATTAAAGTTTTAATAATTGGCGTATTTTGTTCTAAATTTAAAAGTCTAATTCTCGCAACTTGCTCATCGATTGCGCCAACAGCACGGCTCACATCTACTATGCCAGCATCCTTCATATCGTCTATAACATTATTCTTTAGTCCACTATATTTTTTAAGGTTTGCAGAACGTGTCTTTAACAAGTCTACCATGACATTATCTGCTGCCATAACTGCATTGTCAGCGCCATAGGTAAGAAGTACATCTCTTATGTATTCAATTCTTTCACCTTGTTGGTCTGCCCGTGGCTTTGCAGTTCCCACAATAGGAACGCTTTCTCCAGCTTTCTGCGCGGTCTTTCCAGCGAATGTCTCAGGTGATTTCACGTCAGAAGTCATTACCCGAACGCCTGCATCCTCTGCGGATTTAATTGTTGCGGGAACATCCTCTGGCAAAGGATCAAATTTTGTTCCAGCGGCCCGACCACCGACACCGCCACCCACAAGTGATGCGGCAATTTGCATCCAAACATTCCCACCAGCTTCTGCCGTCAGTTGTCCAGCACCCCCACCCGCACCACCAGCTACTACTTGCTGGCCTAATTGAGCAGCAAAGGCATCTGCAAATGCTTTTGGCATACCACCTAAAACTTTTGCCAATCTCTGCGCCACAGCCGCTGTGCCGCCCCCACCGACCATAGCTTGGCTAATAGCCTGCACAACGCGCTCAGTGCCGTCTTCTGGTTCTGGGACACCAATAGATGTCAGGGCTGATGACACTTGCTCTCTCAAGGGCTTGTAGTCCGTTCCAAAGGCCATATTCATGGTGGCGGCAAGAGGTGCCTGCACAAGATCAACAACGCTTGCAGCGCCCTCTATGCCAGCCCTAGCTGTCAGTCCAAGTTGCCGTCCCATACCATCCATTGGCGTTGACTGGCCTTGCTGGGTTAGGACTTCTTCCGCAATTTTTTTAGCAACATCTTTAGTATTGCCATCTCTTGCGGAAATCATATCAGCTATTATTTGTTCAGTCGTTCTAATAGTATCGCTCATATTTTATTGCCCACCATATGCTAGTTTTTCGGCATCAGACATTGATGCCCACAATTCATCCATTGTGAACCCTGCTTGCGTGGCTAAACTAAACCTGTAACGATCTGCGTAGAATTGTGGCGTGGCACTTTCAGACCCAAAAACATTTTGGGGATTAAGGGCAAGATTGTTTTGAACTATTGTCCCTAAGTCCAATCTGCTTCGCCCTAAGTCTTGTTTTGCCAAGCCATAAAATTCGTCTGCAAGAGCAAGAAATTCTATTCTTTGTTCCGCACTTAGTTTATCACCTTCTGC